CTTCCCCCCCTTTTTGGCACCCATAAATCACAAGATATTGCTAACCAATATTTAAAGGTTTATTCCACACTTAAACTTAATACTATAAAATAATGAATAAAGACTAAGTATAAGGGTGCGTGAAATTGGAGCTCGAAAAAACCGTTGAAGCCCTCAGCCAAATCGAAAAACAGTGCCTCAAAGCAATGAAAGAGGGCAAAGAGTACACCCGAGAAGAAGTTAAGAAGCTTATGACTCGCCAACAGAGAGTGGGCACGGCAATGAATGAAATTGCGTCCTTCCACAAGAAGGTCAAACAGGGCAAGTAAAAAACACAATGGCCACGCTAACCAAAAAAGAACTCAAGAGCGTCCTGAAAGAGTGTCTTCGTGAGATTCTCAAAGAAGAAGGTATGTTTCTGTCCGAAGCCGCTTCTTCTGGAAAAAAGAAGAACACAAGAGCTTCCTCTAAAAGAGCCGTGGCTCCTGAAACGGTGTCAACACCTGCAGCAGCCGTTCCTCCCCCTGTTCAGAACAGCAAGCTAATGGAAACGGTAAACGGAGTAGCAGAACAATTTGGCGTTCACGGCGAAGAGCAGGCCAATCTGATGCGTAGCATTTTAGCAGACACAGCTGCAAGCACCCTACAAGAGCAAATGGGCGCTGGACACTCAGTTGGAGCCGCAGGAAGTGCAGGCGGAATGCCCGTGGACGTCGGGGCAATGCCTATGCCTGCCACGCCACAACAGCGAGCACAAGACGAGGCCGAGCTTAAGTCATTGTCCGTAGAAGGCGACACAAGCCGGTGGGCTGCCGTAGCCTTTGCAGGCAAAGGCAAGAACTAACTGCATTTTCGCTTTTTGGCCTCTATTTATTTTCGTGTTCAAACACTGAATTGTGCATAACGCTCTATTTACTGTTTGAAAGGACGACAATATGCCAACTCACAAACAAATCACAGTCACACCGCCGTCAACCACAAGAGGCAACGGTAAGTCTGACACAAAGGACATGCAGAACCTTTATCCCGGCTCCCCTATTCACTCAGGAGAACTGACAGACGAGGTTGTTCGTGATCAAGGTGACGAGCTGCTTGTTGGCGGCGAAGTCAACGACGGTGGCCACACCTTTGGTGAGTTCGACAGAGACTACGGCGACGCTCCAGATTTTGACGACGTTGAAACCGGCGGCGGCGGGCTTCCTGCATCGGCATACACTCCAAACATTGCTGCCCCACCAGAGGGAATGAACCCGGCCGACATTCCAGAGTCAGGCGTCGAGGCAAGTAAAGCTGCACAGGGTGGAGGAGACCCCTTTCCTGGTGACGCCTTGGTTTCCCCAAGTAAGACTTCTAAAAACGTTTCCGCACAAAAGATCGGCTCACTAATTTTTGGCCGCTCAACTCCAACTGAGTAATAAAACACAATGACAGATCTCTACAAAGAAGCTCTCGCAGACGCTAAAAAACTAAAGCAGATCGCTGAAGACGACGCTAAGAAAAGTATCGTTGACGAAATCACTCCTTTCATCAAGAAGATGATCTCCGAGGAAATTGGTGGAGCTTCTCATTCTCGGTTCTTTATCGAACAGGATGACGAGATTCCGCCAGCACCAGAAGCAGATCCTGCAGCCGCAGGTGGTGGCCTAGACCTAGCTGGGTCAGAGCCAGAAGGTGAGACCGCCCTAGACGCTCCCGTAACCGATCCGATGGCAGGCGACGATCTAGCCGCCGGTCTTGGTGACGAAGCCGAAGCCGCTCCAGTAGCAGCAAACGGCGAAGATATTCTTAGTGCAACCATGCCTGACGAAGAGGGCAAGATTACGGTTGACTTTGAAGATTTGTTTCAAGACGTAGACGCAGTTGACCCCGAGGCTCTTGCCACGGGCGACGATCTAGACCTGGGTGAACTTCCGGGTGCAGAAGAAGCCGAAGCTGCCCCTGTAGAGGACCCAGCAGCTGTTGCAGAGCCCGCCGTCGCTGATGACCTGAGTTCACTAGAGGTACCAGAAGAGCCGCAGCAAGAAGAGTTGCCAGTAGAGTCGCTGGTTTACGAAAAGTTTGAGAAATCTTTGCACAAGGTTTCTGAAAAAATAGACCGAGAGTTTTTTAAGAACGGGGCCAATGATTTGGTTCACGAATCTCTAAAAACTAGCCTTTTTAAGCTGTTAGAGCAACACGACTACTTGAAAGAGTCCGGCGTGGTGCCAGCCAACAAGGCCAAATCTACCGAAAATAAATTGGAATTTTTGTTCATGAAACTGAAAGAGGCCAATTCAGGTAATACTTACAATGAGAAAGACCAAAGGGACCATAGTATGACTAGTCTTAAAGAATACGCTGCAAAGCTTTTTGAAAATGATTCTTACGCTGATGACGGCGATAAGGAAGGTACAAACCAACCTACAACCGCTGACGGCAAGCATGCTGCAGACGTATCGGGCGTTGACCCGAACCTGGGCCAAGCTGGTCCCGAAGATCTTGAAGGCCGTGAGGAAGACGGTAACCCAGGAGCCATCCACGAAGAGATGCTTCCAGGTACAGCCGGTTCCGTAGACCATGAGCCGCTACCGAACACTGACCCAGAGCCGGGTGCTGAAGAGCAGTGGGCCAAGGGTGAGCCTTCTCTTGAAGAAGAGGACCAAGACAAGGTCATCGAAGAGGCACTTAACTCTCTTGACGAGGAAGTCGAGGCCGAGGGCTCAGCAGGATTTGGCGATACCAACGAGGATCCGCCTGTAGAGTTTGAGGTTGATGACAAGGAGATTGCCGAGGCAGTCCGTGACATCAAGAAGAAGAGTATCCAAGAGAAGATGCGTGCACTCAAAGAGGCATCTGATGGCTCAGACGCCACAGAGAGTTGGGAAGACGCCGACCCCGAGGGCGGCGACGATCCTGCTCACGAGAACCTTAAGGAGAGCGCAGAAGCCAAGGAAGATGATTCTGACGCTGAGCTTAACGAGGACAGTTCTGACGACGACAGCGACAGCGAGCTTAATGAAATGTCCGATTACATGGGCGAGGATGACGATATGGAAGATGACATGGGTGCACCCGACATGGGACCGGATATGGACGACGGCATGGGAGCAGGCGACGACCTAGTTCTTAACATTGACCTACCAGACGAGGTTGCAGATGCGCTTGCAGCTGCCGACGTCGGCGAAGTAGATGTCAGCGTTGAAATGGGCGACGACGTCGGCATGGGCGACGGCGACGACATGGGCGATGCAGCAGTGGCTGACGTAATTGGCGGCGCAGACCCGATGGGCGGCGACGTAGACGTTGACGTTGACGTCGTCGACGACGACGACATGGAGGAGTCAGCTGACTTCAGCCAGGAGCGTGCTGTCTACGAGGCCAAGCTAAAGAAGGCTGGCAAGCTCTACACCGAGGCCAAGAAGGCCCGAGACAAGTACAAGACCGATCTCCGTGAGGCAAATCTATTCCTCGCCAAGAACGTGTACTTCACAAAGTTTCTACAGAGAGGTGATCTCTCTCAGAAAAACCTAACTAAGATTGTTGAGTATCTTGATAACGCTAAAAACGTTAAAGAGGCAAAGGCAGTCTACGGCAAGATTAAGGCAAAGTTGCATGAGTCTGCCACAGCTTCCAAGAAATTGACTGGTTCCGCCGCACAGGCCACCACGCCAGGGAGCGCCAAATCGCTTAATGAAAGCGTATCTCGCAAGGATACCAGCGATCCCGTAGTTAGCACTCCATCCCGTTGGCAGCACCTTGCTGGCATCAAAAAGAGTGAGAGCTAAGAGAAAAACTGGAAAATAGCTGAATAGACAATAATTAACAATTCAGGAACAAGGATAAAAATGAAAGAGTTTACATTATCACAACTTGCCGAGGGTGTTCAGAGGCGTAGCCTAGGAGCCGATGCTCCCCGACTTTCTAAGAAGTGGGGCGAGACAGGTTTGCTAGAGGGTCTACGTGGCACCGGTAAAGACGGCATGGCTCGTTTGCTTGAGAACCAGGCAGCAGAGCTTCTTCGTGAGTCCAACGCACTGTCAACAGGCGCTGCAGGGCTCGTGTCTAGCGGCAAGATTGCTGGCTTCACGAACGTGGCATTCCCCATCGTTCGTCGAGTCTTCGCAGGCTTGATCGCTAATGAGATCGTTTCGGTACAGCCAATGAGCCTACCGACAGGTCTACTGTTCTACCTTGATTACACTTATGGTTCGTCCGTAGGTGGTGATGCTGGTACAGCAGCCAACAACTACTCAGTGACGGCCGTTACTGACCCGAGCACCTACACCAGCCAGGACTCCGTATACAACAACCCACGTGGTGTTGGAGTTCGCTCTGGTTCACTTGCAACGGGTGGTCAGTACGATCTTGTTGGGTCTGGTTATTCCAAGGTCCACAAGCAGAGCCTGACGATTTCCACGCACCCTGACTCTATCGGTTCGTGGCTAACGGGTTCAACGTGGTCTCCTCTCACAACTGTAAATCGTTCCTTTGACTTCGTGGGCTTCAACGCTCGTTACGTCAACTACGACGCAAAGATTGAGACGGACCTAGCTGACAACACGCTTGACTATGTCTTTGTTCACATTTCGGCTTCCGAGATTACGGACAACATCGTCGGCGCTGACCTAACAAACGTTGAGCAGATTGCTCTACAGGGCTTTGGTGCTAACACCAACTCCGCTGTCGCATGGGGCGAGAACTACCAGGGTGGCCGAGGAATCCTAAACCTTCGTAAGTACAACCGTCGTGGTGACTTCGACTTCTCATCCGGTATCTTCACACCAGACGCACTTGGTGGTTCACACGTTCAATTCGTTGTTCGTGTTGCCAACGCAGGAACGTCCCCAGATGTCGGTGAGACCGCTGGTACGCAAGCTTCTGGCTCTGCAGCTATCAGTGACGCACTAAGCGTTAACTCCGACGGTTCTTCACTAACCATTCCTTCTTTCGAGTCTGACTTCGAGGTTGATTCTTCACCGAGAATCCCAGAGGTTGACATTCGCATCGAATCTACCAGCGTAACAGCTGTAACCAGGAAGCTAAGGGCTCGTTGGTCACCAGAAATGGCCCAGGATCTCACCGCTTTCTACAGCATTGACGTAGAGGTAGAGCTAACGAACATTCTTTCCGAGATGATCACCCTTGACATTGACCGAGAGATTCTCAATGACCTTCTAACCCAGGGTAACGCTGCTAACATGTTCTGGAGCCGTGCTCCCGGAAAGATTGTTAACAAGTTCACTGGCGCCGAGGCAACGATGAACAGTTCACTTAGCCCAGGTCCGATGGCCTTCGTTAACGTCCAAGAGTGGTACCAGACCCTTCTTGAGACAGTGACCGATGTTGCAAACAACATCCACCGTAAGACCCTACGTGGCAGCGGTAACTTCATTGTTACCTCTCCT